ATGGTACACAGATTCATTAGTATGAATTTATCCTACACTGAACTCGCTAATTACGCACAGACTTTAATGCCAAATATGAAGAAGGATATATATAATTTCTACAAGGAGATGATACCAAAGAGAAAAGGGTATTTTAAATATATCAAAAAGAAGAGCATGTTTGCACCTAATAAAGATTTGGTAGATAAGGTAGCTTCCTACTTTAAGGTTGGAAGCGCCGAGGCTTCTTCGTACATTGAGATATTGGATAAAAAAGAATTGACTTCCATAATGGAAGAAATAGGTGAAGATAAGAAGGAAATTAAAAAGTTATTGAAATGAGTGATGTAAAACACCCCAAACATTATAATGAAGGAATTGAAATGTGGGATTATGCTTTTTCTCATAACCTGGATTTTTTTGAGGGTAATATTGTAAAGTATGTTACAAGATGGAAACATAAAAATGGTGTGGAAGATCTTTTAAAAGCCAAACAATATCTAGATAAATTAATAGAACTTCAAAAATAAGTTATGGCTAAGAAATTACCCCCAATACTGAAAGAGATACAACAGTATACTCCTCATGAAATTAATTATGCTTTCCAGAAGAATATTTCTTATTCACAGTATTCAATGTGGAAGAAGTGTCCGAAACAGTGGGCTTTACAATATAGAGATGGTCATAAGCTTTATAAGCCTAGCATCCACACTGTTTTTGGGAAGGCGTTTCATGAGACCTTTCAGTATTATTTAGAGGTAATGTATGAGAAAAGTGGAGCAGCTGCGGATAAGGAGGATGTTTTTACAATGCTTAAGGATAAAATTCGAGAGCATTATATGGATGAGTTGAAGAAAAACAACAACGAACATTTTTCAAAACCAGGTGAATTGCAGGAATTTTATGAGGATGGTGTTGAGATACTAACTTATTTAAAAAAACATAGAGGTAAGTATTTTTCTAAGAGAGGATGGTTTCTAGCAGGAATAGAAACTAAAATAACTATAGCTCCTAATCCTAAATATCCTAATGTGTTTTACCTAGGTTATTTGGATATTGTTATGTATCATGAACCAACTAATACATTTACAATCATCGATATTAAGACTTCTACTAATGGGTGGAAGGATTATGCAAAGAAAGATGAGGAGAAGCAATTTCAACTTATATTATACAAAAAATACTTTGCGGAGCAATTTGATGTACCTGAAGAAAGTATTAGTGTTGAGTTTTTAATTGTTAGGAGAAAAGTATACACTGAGGGTGAATATCCACAAAAACGTGTGCAGGAATTCTCCCCACCTTCAGGTAAAATTAAAATTGCAAGGGCTACGAAAGCAGTAAATGAGTTTATAGAAGAATGTTTTGAAGGAAGTACTTATACCGATAAAATTATGGAACCTAATGCATCAAAATGGAATTGTACCTTTTGTGCTTATAGAGACAATCCAAAACTATGTGGATTAGGTGTTAACCTTAAATAATCTGTACATACGTATATCAAACCTATTAACAAAAATAATAAAAAATGTCAAACAAAAAATTAACAAGTGTAAAGATAGATATTGATCTATGGGAAGAATTTAAAATTGAATGTATTAAACGAAAGTTTTCATTTCAAAAATTATCCGAAAGAGCAATTGACCTTTATATGACGAATGAAGAATTTAGAAGATCAGTTACTAACCACGATTTAAAATTAAAATAGTTTATGAATAAAGATTTTAAGTATCTTCCCCCAAAAGACAGGAAGAAAATACTCCTAATATGTGATGACATTAGAGTTCATTCAGGAGTTGCTACAGTTGCAAAAGAAATGGTTTTACACACAGCCCAACACTTCAATTGGGTTCAATTAGCAGGAGCTATAAAACACCCAGATAAGGGCAAGCGTTTTGATTTAAGTTCTGATACTAATACTCAATCAGGTTTAGATGATGCTAGTGTTATGTTATATCCAACTGATGGATATGGTAACCCAGATTTACTTAGAGAATTAATTAAAATGGAGAAACCAGATGCTCTCTTCATTATAACGGATCCTAGGTATTTTACTTGGCTATTTCAAATTGAAAATGAAATTAGAAAAAACATGCCTATTATTTACTTAAATATTTGGGATGATTATCCAGCTCCACTGTATAATAAAGCATACTATGAATCATGTGACGCTTTGTTAGCAATTTCAAAGCAAACGAAGAATATCAATGAAATCGTATTAGGTGATAAAGCTAAGAATAAAGTTATTAAATATGTTCCTCATGGTTTAAATGATGAAATGTATTTTCCACTCGATAGAGACTCTAAGGAGGTTAATGAAATTAGGAAAAATATATTTGGAGATAGGGAAATTGATTTTCTAATGTTCTTTAATTCAAGAAATATTAGAAGAAAACAAATTCCTGATACAATGATGGCTTTTAGAATGTTTTTAGATACATTACCTAAAGAAAAAGCTGATAGATGTTCTTTCCTACTACACACTGAAGTTATAAGTGATCATGGAACTGATTTAGAAGCAGTGAGGGAATTGCTATTTGGGGAAAAATATCCAAATGCTGTTTATTTCTCAACTAACAAGATTAGTACCAAGGAATTAAATCTACTTTATAATGTATCTGATGTTCAAATTCTTTTAACTTCAAATGAAGGATGGGGGTTAACATTAACTGAAGCAATGCTAACAGGAACACCAATTATAGCTAATGTAACAGGTGGAATGCAAGATCAAATGAGATTTGAGTATGATGAAGATGAAGGTCCTGGAGTTAAAAAGGGTGGATGGATTAATTTTGATAAAGACTTCCCATCTAACCACTTAGGCACTTATAAAAAACATGGTAAGTGGGCATTTCCAGTATTCCCAACTAGTCGATCTTTACAAGGATCACCTCAAACACCTTATATTTGGGATGATAGATGCACTGCGGAAGATGCTGCGGCTCAAATTAGAAAGGTATATGATTTATCCCCAGAAGAAAGAGATGAGAGAGGTAAGAAAGGTAGAGAGTGGGCTTTAGGTGATGAAGCAGGTTTTACCGCCGTAAAAATGAGTAACAGAGTAATTGAAGCAGTAGATGAGTTATTTGATACTTGGGAACCAAGAGAAAAATTTGAATTAATTAACACAGATACTGACATTAAAAAAGTACAAACACACGCCTTAATATATTAAAAAATGAGTAAACCAGAATTTATAATAAGCTGCCCAATAGATACCTACTCAGGTTATGGTTCAAGAGGTAGAGATGTAGCAAAAGCAGTAATAGAATTGGATAAATATGATGTTAAAATCATACCCCAAAGATGGGGAAATACACCTTGGGGATTTATTGAAGATCACCCAGAGTGGGAATTTCTAAATAAACATCTATTTCAACCTCAACCCAACCAACAATATCCTAGACCTGATGTTTGGATGCAGATAACAATTCCAAATGAATTCCAACCCCAAGGAAACTATAACATAGGAGTTACAGCAGGAATTGAATCAACAGTAGCACCTGCTGATTGGGTTGAGGGGTGTAATAGAATGGATTTAATATTAGGATCTTCAAACCACAGTATTGATGTTTTAAAACACAGTAAATTCCAAAAACACGATAAGAATACTAATCAAGTTATTGGTAATATTGAATTGACCAAGCCAACAGAGGTATTATTTGAGGGATTTGTTGAGGAAACTTACAAACCTGTTAAATCTGAATTGGATTTATCTGGAGTAAGGGAAGAATTTTGTTATTTATTTGTAGGTCATTGGATACAAGGTGATTTTGGGCATGATAGAAAGAATGTAGGTTTGCTTGTTAAATCATTTTGTGAAACATTTAAAAATAAACCAAAACAACCTGCTTTAATTTTAAAAACTTGCCATAGTGGAACTTCATATATGGATAGAGATTTTACATTAAAGAAAATACAAGACATAAAGAAAACAGTAAAAGGCAAATTACCTAATGTTTATTTACTTCATGGTGAATTTACTGATAGTGAAATGAATGAGTTATATAACCACAATAAGGTTAAAACGATGGTCAGTTTAACTAAAGGGGAAGGATTTGGAAGACCATTACTAGAATTTACTCAAACTAAAAAACCAATAATAACAACAGGATGGTCAGGTCATACGGATTTCTTAAAACCTAATATGTCTACTTTATTACAAGGTACATTAGGTGATGTTCATCCAAGTGCTCAGAATAAATGGTTAATACAAGGCTCAAAATGGTTTGATGTTGACACAATGTCATTGGGAAGAGTATTAAAGGATAGTTATAAAAAATATAAAACACTTTTACCAAATTCTAAGATTCAAGCTAAGTATTGTAAAGATAATTTTACACATACAAAAATGAAGGAGTTGTTGGGTGATATTTTGGAGAAAAATGTTAAAGCTGCTCCTAAACAGGTACCTTTACAATTACCTAAATTAAATTTACCTAAATTGAAGAAAGTGGGGGAAAATGGGTCCCAAAAATTAAAGCTCCCAAAACTTAAAAAAGTAGAATCATGAACCAAGACAAATTAGAAAAATGTCCAAGATGTGAGTCAGATGCATGTTACTCACAAAAGATAAACAAAGAAATAACCAATTTCATGTGTTATGGATGTGGGTTCCAGAGCAACTCATTAATGAAAAAAGAAGGTGAATTTTTAGAAGAACAAATTGAAGGTTTACCTGAACTTTATAAAGATTTAATTTATGAAGATGAGGAGGGACAATCATGGTTACCATCAACAATAAACTTACTTGAGCAAGGTATGGTATTTGCTAATGGTTCTAATGCAGAAAATTGGAAGTGGTCAGCTGTAAAAGCTATTGAAGTAAAAGAAGAAGAAAAAGAAAAATACCCAATTCCAAATAAAAAGAACAAGTATTATAAACATAGAATGGATATGACTACTATGAAGATGTTTGATGAAAGAGACTTCATGGAAGCATTAACCTACATTGGAGTCTTACCAGAGTAATTTGGTAGCCTGAAATATAATTCGTATATTAACATCATATGAAAATAAGTTATGCAATTACAGTCAATGGAGAAATTGACGAAATTCAACGTTTATTAACGTTTTTAATTGAGAATAAACGCTCCCAAGATGAAATTGTTATACAACAAGACAGTCGTGCTAGTGTTAAAGGTTTACCGGATACAAAAGTTAAAGCATATTGTAAAGAAGTATCACAACACGATGAATTGGTAAGATACACACAATTTGATTTGAATGGACACTTTGGTGATTTTAAAAACAATTTAAAAAACAACTGTACAGGAGATTATATTTTTCAAATTGATGCTGATGAAGTACCTAATAAAACTTTAATCAACCACCTCCCAGAAGTACTAGAACTAAATGATGTTGAGGTGTTAAGAGTATCTAGAGTTAATACTGTAGAGGGGTTAACCAAAGAACACATTGATAAGTGGGGATGGATAGTAAGTGATGGTGGAAAAGTAAATTGGCCTGACCCACAGTGGAGAATTTATAAAAATTCACCCAAGATTAGATGGAAAAATAAAGTCCATGAAGTATTAGATGGGTATACTACTAAAGCTGATTTACCATATCTTGAGGAGTGGGCTTTATATCATCCAAAAACAATAGAGAGGCAAGTTAAACAAAACGAATTTTATAAAACACTTTAATATGGCAAACGGAATTTATAAGGTTACAGAAGAATTTGAAGGGAAATTAGCTAACTACACAGGAGCTAAG